CAAAAGACAAAGATAAACTTATTGAGTATATTTCTAGAAAATGTGATGCGGAGCAAGTTTGCATAGACAATACGTTAACTATGATAAAATATAATATGACCCTTTATGGAGCAGGAGTGCATGAAATCCTACCAGTGGAAGGAGAATCCCTGAGAGATGCGCAAAAAAGATTTCTTTTGGATTTTTCTAAGACTCATGTAATGGAAAATGTAGCAGGTAGGATTAAAATTATGCCTAAGGGGTCAGAAATGGCTAACTATCCTAGGTTGATGCAGCATATGATAATGTCAGCAAATGTGATGCCTTTAACTATACGAAACTGGCCTCAAGAATGGTTGCCAACTGCTATAGAGAAACGAAAATTAGATCCTACTCATGTAGCTATAATTCAAGATGTGGATAATTTTCAGATGAATTGGCATTTGTCAGGTGATCAAATTCATGTTTCAGATTTTAAGTATTTAACACCTTACGATTATTGGGTGACGCATGAACATAGACCTGATACGATAGTTCCAAAATTGTCAATTCTTTGTTTGAGAAAGATATCTATGTATTCATTGGCATATGGTGGGAATTCACAATTTCCAAATGTTGCAGATGCATGTTACAATCCTCTTATGGGGTTGCCAAAAAGACTTTTAAAAATGTTTAAAACTCATACTAGTTTTAGTTCGGGCTATAATTTTAATGATACGTTGTGTGCTATGAAGTTTTATTATACTTATTGTGTTGAGCTTATAAAAGTACCTTTTACCATAACTAAAGATGATTTTGATTGTTGGAAGCCTGGTCCTGCAAAAGCATCTTTACGTAAATATGAGACATTTCTTAATCGTACAGTGGATGATGTTCCAGTTAAGTTTACTCAGAGACCTACTAAGAAGCAAATTGGACATATTATTCATGCAGAGGTGTTGGCAGCATTAGATTTAGCAGCAGAGGAGACTAAGGATGGAGAAATACCAATTAATAAAGCAAAACTGAAAAGACATGTCACTCAGTTAGCTCTCAAATTTCAAAGATTGTCAGGAATAGATGAAGGTAGTTTGAATACTGAAACTTTGGAGAAAATAGGCACTAAAGCGCGTTTGTTTTTTATGAGTGCGGATTCAGCATTGCATATTTTGTTCAAATGTCGTCATCAAGAACGTACTTATGCACCTGATTGTTTTCAGATTCATACACATGGAATAATCTCTTCTATATTAGCACGTAATAATACAATACATATTGATATAGGTTCAAAATGGATTGATGGTGGAGGGTATTGTAAATTTTTACAGCTAATGGGAGATAGTATGGATAAATACTT